AAACGCCCACCGTTTAACGCAGGCCGTTATATTGAGGTTGCGACATTCAGCGCGGACATTATAGGCAATCTGCATTTGATATTGGCATCTATGGCCACACCTTACAAATGGTTAAAGCCAACAAAGCCGGAGGCATGGCAACACGAACTTATTGCCGATGACATGAAACACCTTGATTTTGCGGCTGCGTACCATGCAGCGGTTTTTTTTTACGCAGTTTTTACGGAATCAATGAAGGCTTTGCATCCTTATTTAGTGCAGGAGATGACGGCGAAGATGATACCGGAAGCGGAGGCAAACCGGATCCTACAGGGTTTACATCAAACTTTGGATGGATTTACAATGCCAAAATGGTATCGGAGTTTGAAGCTATCAGCGTAAACGAGGCAATGGATTTACCGGTGTTGCAGTTCTTAAATGATTTGAATTATATTAAAACAAAAAGGGCATTCGATGAGTATCAGTATAAGCAAAGCACAATCTGACGCGTTAGCGGAATTGGGCTCCTTTGGAGAAGATAGGCCAGGGCCAGTTCCGTTAACGGTGTTGCAAAAGATATTAGTGCAATACGGTAGCGACTTTGCTATTGAGTTAGCTGAAAGCATGAAGCAAAAAGAAATGTTTGGCTCAGGCAAATTAGCAGATAGCATAATTCCGGAAGTAAACGAGGAGGGCAACACGCTAACGATTAGAATGCTGAATTATTACGATTTCCCGAATAAGGGTGTTAAGGGTGTTAAAAGCAGCGCAAACGCTCCGACAAGTCCATACCAATATAAAACATTTGGTATGAATAGAGAAGGTCGCAAATCAATAAGCGACTATGTATTGAGCGGTAGGGCAAAGATAAGAAACGTAAGAAAAGACAAAGCAGTAGGAATAGGATTAGAGCGCAAAGGCGTGAGCGCGTTGGATAGCAAAATAAATACTTTGATTTACCTAATTAAGGCATACGGTATTAAAACAACCAACTACTTTGATGACGCGTTCAACAAAGTATTCAAAGATTTTGCGGTAACGGCAGCCGATGCAGTGGGCAGGGATATTGTAATAACAATTCAAAGATTAAACACAAGTAAGTAAATGGCAATAACATCATTATTCGCACCATCAGGCGAACCATCGGTACAAGATTCATTGTGGCACGTTGTAAGCAGCACAAACGTAGCGGGGCAAGATTTTAAATTCGTGTTCGACATATTCGTTGGCGGGGTGCAACAAGTGCGCGTAAAACAGTTTCCAGATCCTACAACGCTAAACGGCTACTTTGACGCGGGGCCGATTGTGCGCAATGGGTTTACTTATTCCTGGTTTGTACCCGAAAACGCTGCTGACGATGTTTATCTTTGTCAGCCTTCAGCATCGGGGCAAATAAGTCAACTGTATCAAATAAGGTTTGGCGAGGATGTAAGCGGTATAACAACAAGTAATTTAGCATCGGGCGAAGTGCGCGCCTATAATTGGGCACCACCGGCATTTAAACGCAAAACATTTGACAGCACAAGTAAGCTAAACAAGTTCTACACGAACCGGCCAACGGGGGCGCGTATCAATACGGGGGCAAAGTTGTTGATTCCATTTAAAACAAATGCAACGCTCACGCTTAAAGTAGATACCTACAATCAAAGCAATGCACTCATAGCAACCACCACCGATGGCAGCACATACGCAAACGGTGGGTATGTTCAGTTAGACATCGGAACCGCTGCAATAAATGCAAGGTTAGGAAATATTATAACCGATGCTGTGAAGTATTACGATGTGTATTTTAACACGTTTGATAAATTCAGAGTTGTACTATCGTGCAACCAAAAATACACGCCTACAAACCTTTACTTCCTTAATAAGTGGGGTATGTATGACACAGCAACATTTGACCTATTGAGCCGCCTTACATCGGATGTGGAACGTAAGTCATTTACACAGCGCGACTTCAGACAAGCGGCTGCATCGGTAACTTACTTTGATGCTAACAATGTCTACAATGAAACAAAAACAAATTACGAAAATAGAGAGGTATTGTCTTTGCGGCTTACTATGGATGCACCGACAGATAATGAATTTACATGGCTTAGTGAGTTAATTACATCGCCTCAAATTTACATGGAGCAAGACGGATACTATTATCCGGTAACATTAAAGAATAACACATACGAATATAGCAAGTACATCAACAATAGGCTGCGACCGTTTGAAGTTGACATAGACATAAACCAAACACGCCAAAGACAATTAAGATGATAGAAATGGGGTTAATAGTAGACGAAACCGGTACGCTGTTAATCGTAGTTAGTGAGGGCGGTTATTTAAAATGTTTTGAATTAGTAGGTATGAATGAACAAGGTAATTGGTTAGTAATATGACAAGAATATTTATAGAAAATAACGAGTTAGATTTAACACAGGCATTAAGTCAGCAAATAACTTACGCCGTTGATGACCTCCAAAACTTAGACAGCAAGGCCACTACATTCAGCAAAACTATTGTTATACCTGGCACAACCCGAAACAATGCTTTGTTAGGTAATATCTTTGAGTTTAACAATAGCAACTTTACATCCGATACCGCGCCAAACATTGCTTACAATTTTAACGCCTCAAAGTCGGCGGCTTGTCGTATCGAGGTAAACGGTTTGCAGATCGTAAAAGGTATATTTCGATTAACTGAAATACTTTACGATGGCGATAATGTGGAATATGAAACGGCGGTATTTGGGGAGTTAGGCGGCTTTATTGCAAAGTTAGGCAATAGCCGATTAGAAGATTTGAATTTTAGTGCATACGACCACACATACAGCATTGCCAATATTGTGGCATCATGGGACAATGCACAGGCTGGAAGCGGTTATGTTTATCCGCTTATTGATTATGGAACCTACAGCACAAATAAAAAGAATTGGAGGTTTGGTACATTTAGACCTGCTTTGTTTGTAAAAGATTACCTTGAAAAGATTGTAACAAATTCGGGCTATACCTTAGAGTTTCCATTAAAGGAAACAACACGGTTTAAATCTTTGATTGTACCGCATAATCAAAAGCAGTTGCTAAGGTCAACGACTAATTTTGTGAATGCAACGGGTGGCCCTACAAACGTGCTGTTTGGGGATGGCATAGATCCCGCCGTTGATAAGTCGCCTATTCCCGTATCGGGAACCGTAACAGCAAACTTTACAGACTTTGGAAGCAGTGGAGAATTTCAATACATCGGCGCGACTTCTACAAGTGTTCGCATCCGTATGACAATATCGGGAACAACTACTTCAGACACAGCACAAACATTCTTTGTAGGTATTAAAAGCGGTAGCATTACTGACACCTATGGCAGCGCACAATATTTGTCTTTTCAAACAATATTAAACAGCGGTAGCGGTTCGGCTGAATCATTTAGCTTTGAGTTTGATTTTACAACAACATTAAATACAAACGATATTATAAGGCTTTACGCTTGTACGGATGCACCGGTTAGCAGTTCACAAGTGTTTAACTTAAACAGCACGATTAGCCTATTCAATATTTCAGCAACCGCTGCCACACTTGTAGCTGCTACGTTAGGAGATAGTTTAACTATAAACGATATTATACCTAAAAACATATTCCAACGTGATTTCTTTATTAGCCTTTTAAAGTTGTTTAACCTTTATGTAACGGAGGATAAGTTTATCGAAAAAAGATTAATCGTAAAACCTTATACCGATTTTTATACCGGTGTTATTGAAGATTGGAGCGCAAAGATGGATAGGCAAAAGCAAATAAGCATTAAGCCAATGAGCGAAGTAAACGCGCGTTATTACAACTTCAAATTCAAAGACGATAGTGACTTTTTTCTTGAGCAATATCGTAAACGCTACAATGAAGGGTACGGGGATAGAATATTTGATAACGGTTTGGAGTTTGCAAAAGATACTGAACAAGTGGACATCATTTTTGCCAGCACTGTGTTAGTTGGTTACGGTGGCGAAGATAAAGTTTACAGCACAATATTTAAACGCAATAACGATTTAGAGGAAAACGTAGATAGTGTAATACGGATATTGCAATGTAAAAAAATTACTGGCGTTGATACCTGGCACATACAGAATGCAGGCGGGGGTGGTAATATACATACAACAACTGAATATTGTTACGCTGGACACTTTGACGATCCAGATGTTCCTACAAACGACATCAACTTTGGTGTACCTATTGAACTATTCTTTGTGCTGGTTAGCGGTGCAATAAACGTAAACCAGTTCAATCTTTATTACAGTAGTTACATGGCCGAAATTACAGATAAGGACAGCCGATTGTTAACGGCGTTTTTTAAACTAAATGAACAGGACATATTTAATCTGGACTTTGCAACATTCAAATACATTGACGGCGGTTTATACCGTTTGTCAAAAGTTATGGACTATGACGCAGGGGCGAATGAGTTAACCAAATGTGAACTTTTAAGAGTAATAAACACAACATATTAAAATGGCAGAAACATCAACAATAGCAGTAGAGGTCAAAGTAGATAGTAAGAATGCGGAGAAATCGGTAGGCTCAATTAAAAGCCGATTAAAGGAGGCGCGCACCGAGTTAACCAACGCCATAGAAAACTTTGGGGAGTTCAGCCAAGAGGCTGCAAACGCGGCTAAGAACGTAGAAGGATTGAAGGGTACGATTGACGATGCTAGTCGATTGGTAGCGGCCTTTGACGGGGACAGAAAGTTCCAAGCGTTTGGCCAATCTATTAGCGCGGTAGCAAGTGGGTTCAGTGCAGCACAGGGCGCCATCGGTTTGTTCGGTACTGAGAGCAAAGAAGTAGAACAAGCGTTGTTAAAAGTTAATAGTGCAATGGCATTAAGCCAAGGCCTTAACGGTGTTTTGGAGGGTGTGAAGTCATTTAGGGATTTGGGCAATGTAATTAAAGCAACTACCGTATTTCAAAAAGCATCGGCAGCGGCTACAGCTATAGCAGCCACAGCACAAAAGCTATTTACTAAGTCGGTCGATGAAAGTAGTAAAGGCTTCAAAAGTTTACGCGGAGCCATCATTGCCACCGGTATTGGTGCGCTCGTTGTATTGATTGGTTTATTAATTGAAAACTTTGATGAAGTAAAAAAGGTTATTGAAAAACTACTCGGCCCGTTGAAAGGTATTACTGACTTTTTTGGTAAGCTAATTACCGGCTTTACTGACTTTATTGGATTGACAAGCGAAGCGGATCGCACAACTGAAAAGCTAACAAAAGCAACCACAAAGAATAATGAGGCATTAAATAATCAGATTGAAATAATGCAAGCGCAGGGCGCGACATCAAAAGAAATACGGGCGGTTAAAAATAAAATGTATGAAGATGAATTAAACAACCTTAGACAAGTTCTTTCATTACAAGGCAAACTAAGTGAGGAGGAGGCCGCACGGTTTAGGGAATTAAAACAACAACAAGCGGTACTGGCAGCGGAAGCGGGTAAGGAAGATAAAGACGCAGCGGCGGCGGAACAAGCTAAAAAAATAGAAGCAGCCAATAAACGGGCAGAAGCAGGCCGTCAAGCAGAAGCCGAGCGCAAAAGGTTAAAAGCTATTAAAGATGCTGCAGATGCAAAAGCACTCGAAGATGAACGCAAAAGAATAGAGGAGTTTAACGCAAAAAGAATCGCTGACACAAGAGCCTTCGTAAAAGCCGAACGACAAGAGGTAACAGATGGACTTGAAAAAACAACGGAAGAATCAAACGCGCGGCTACTTAATAGAGTTACTCAATCTATTGAATTAAGGGGCAAGGATATTAAAGATAAAGAACAAAAAACAGCCGATCAGATAGCATTAGAAAAAGGATTGTCAGATTTGCAATTAGAAGCAGATCAAAAGCGCATCGGTTCAATACAAGCAGTATCAAATGCGCTCGGAACTGCATCAGATATTATCGGCAAAGAAACCGCAGCCGGCAAAGCGTTGGCCGTTTCACAAGCGTTGATTAATACCTACTTGGGGGCTTCGGAGGTAATCAAAGCAAAGTCAACATTACCCGAACCTTTCGGAACTATTGCTAAAATTGCAAACGTAGCGGCTATAATTGCAACGGGTATAAAAACCGTTAAAGCGATTACATCCGTAAAAGTGCCAGGGCGTGGAGGTGGCGGTGGTGGGGCAAATATTCCATCTTCGCCAATTACCGCTCCCGTAGCACCACAAGCCGAAACAACAAGATTGGAACAAGGGCAAATTAACCAGATTGGAAACGCCGCTGGTAGAGCGTTTGTAGTTGAATCGGATATTACAGGCAATCAAGAAAAGATTAAAAGATTAAATCGTCAGGCCAGAATCAATTGATAAAAAACCCGCCAACGTGGAAACGTAGCGGGGGTTCGATTGCTTACTAAAAATTAAACTTAAACCAAAAAGCTAAAATAACCCATTTAAACCAAACCACAAAAAAATATACATTACTTTATGGATATTCCAGTTTATGAGTTACGGATAAGGGATGACAATAGCGAAGTCGATTACATTGCGCTGGTAGATTTACCCGCAATCGAAAAGGACTTTATTGCCTTTAACCAGCACCAAGCATACAAGATTGAGAGCGAAGATCGCCGCATTATTAGCGGCCCTTTGATGTTAGCCGACAAATTAATATTTCGGACTAACGATGAAATGGGCAACCACTATGTAAAATTCTCAAAAGACACCATCCAAAAGATTGCTATTAAATACGCAAAGCGTGGCTATCAAAAGAACGTCAACGTTATGCACGATGAGCAGTTAAAACTTGAAGGGGTAGTTTTATTTGAATCGTTTATTACCGATGCCGAGCGTGGAATATTGCCAATGAAAGGATATGAGGATGCGGCCGATGGTAGCTGGTTTGGTTCGATGTATGTTGAGAATGACGAAGCATGGCAGGCCGTAAAAGAAAACAAACTTAAAGGTTTTAGCGTTGAGGGTTTTTTTGATTACGATAAGCCAAAAGAAAGCGCGGAACAAAAGCTAAAAAAAATAGTTGAACTACTATTTACACCAATCACTGAATAAATATACAATACATTATGAACGCAAAAGAAATATTACAAAAGTTGAAATTGGCGTTAATGGATGAGCCAGCACCATCGGGCGAAGTTAAAACCGAAATGATCAGTGCAACCTTAATGGATGGCACTGAAGTAACCGTTGATAAGTTAGAGGTAGGCGGTATGGTAATGATTGGTTTAGAGCCAGCACCAGCAGGCGAGCACATCCTTGCTGACGGTACTAAAATCGTACTTGTTGACAATGGCATTATCGAAAGCATTACACCGGCAGAACCTGTAATTGAGGTTGAAGATCCGAGCATTGAAATAGAATCACGTTTTGCAAAGATTGAGCAAAGCACAAACGAAAGGTTTAGTTCTTACGAATCAAAGTTTGCATCATACGAAGGCAAATTTGCTGAATATGAAGCAAAGCTAAACAAGGCAAACACAGTGATTGAAGGGCTTTTAGGATTGACACAGCTATTAGTTGAACAACCTACAGCCACAGCGGATGCAGCGGCTAGCAATGGTGCAGCTAAGTTTGCAAAACAAGATCCAAAAGAATTATTTGAAAACGTAACAAAAGTATTTTTTACCAAAAAAGCAAAATAAAATGGCATTCTCATTAAGTACATTAACCGCATACACAAGGGAGCAAATAGAACCCCTTTTGATGTCAGCAGTTTTCGGAGCAAAGACACAACAGTTGATCCTACAGGATGGCATTGTTTTGCGCGAAGTTAAAAGTTCAGCAAAAATTCCTTTGTTCGATACCGATGCAGTTTTCCAAACCCAATCATGTGCATTTGATGCATCTGGTACAACTTCAATCACACAGCGTGAGGTTGTAGTTGGTAAGATTAAGGTTAACGAAAACCTTTGCATCAATGACCTTGAAGCCTTCTTTACTCAACAAGCGTTGAGAGCAGGAAGCACCTACGAAGATTTTACAAACGCACAATTTCAAGCGGCTTACTTAGAGCGTAAAAACGCAAAGATTGCAGCGCAAAATGAAACTGCATTATGGCAGGGCGATACCGGAAGCGTTAACGCGAACCTTAACAAGTTCAACGGTTTGATTAAGCAAATCGCAGCGGGTTCTCCAGTTAGTGCTAACACAGGCGCATTGTCTGGTACTCCAGCAATTACTTCAGCAAACGTGATCAGCATTATCCAGAATGTAAAGAATAAGATTCCAGCGGCTTTGAAAGGCATGACTGATGTAGTGGTAATGGTAGGATACGATGTTTACGACTTGTACGTTGATGCAGGTGTAGCGGCTAACTTGTTTCACTACAACTACAACGATAACAGCAACTACGGTGGTTTGACTATCCCTGGTACTGGCATTAAGTTGGAAGCGGTACACGGTTTGGATGGTACTGGCGATATTTTCGCTACACGCGTTAGCAACCTTGTAATGGCAGTTGACATCGAGAACGAAGAGAACAACTATAAAATGTGGTACAGCGATGATCAGCAAATTGTGAAGTATGTTGCAAAGTGGAAGTTAGGTGTAAACGTAGCATTCACAAACGAAGTAGTACAGTTCTTGGGTACAATATCCTAAGTAAATTTATAAACTAAAAAGGCGGTTTTATAGCCGCCTTTTTTAAAAATTAATATTATGGCATGTGCATTAACAGCGGGTTACGTTATAGACTGCCGCGATAGTGTTGGCGGCGTTGAGGTTATCTACGTTATTGAAAACAGCGCGTTGTATGACGCATCGGGCAACAGTCGTGTAGTTGATGCTTCTGGCACCGTTACAGGTATGACCAAAGCAACCGGCAAAAGATTTTGGAAAATTGAGGTTCCACGTGCAACAGCAAACACTGGCAACAGCGGTACTGGTTCACAAGAAAACGGAACATTCTTTTACACGCATCAAGTTGTTTTGCCTTTGAACAAAAGAGATGCAAACACTCGTAACCTTGTAACCACTTTGGCGAAAAACAGATTAACTTTTGTTACCAAAGAAATGGATGGTACATACCGCATGTTTGGTAAAGAGTTTGGTTTGTTACTTGACACCTCAGAGGGTGGTTCTGGAACAGCGGCAGGAGATCGTAATGGTTATCTGTTAACCTTTACAAGTGTTGAACGTGAGGACTTCCTTGTAGTGTCTGGAGCAGTTGCAGCGGCACTTGAAACACCAGGAACTTAAAAGCATTTACAAAGAAATAAAAATGAACCCCGACCGATGTAAGTCGGGGTTTTTAAATTATGCTAACTTTACAAAAAGGACAGACGCAGCAAATCATCTACACCGGCACCGAGTTAGCGTTGCTGACAAACCCTTATTTTCTTTTTGTATGTACTAACAATGTTACCGAAAATATAGTTAAATTTGTTTCAACCAATACCAGCACAACGGCGCGTTTTGATATTTCGACAATTACCGTTAACACATACTTTGCAGATGAAGATGCAGGCCTTTGGAGTTATCAAATATTTGAACAGGCATCGTCATCGAACACAAACCAAACGGGGTTGAATATGGTTGAGGAAGGCTACTTACAATTAAACGATGTGGCGGATGCAGCGGATTCGGTTTATGACGGTCAAGACAATACTTTTAAAACTTTCTCATGAGCAAATATAAATTTATCGAATTAAAGTTTGACCAAGCTCAACAACCTAAGTTCACAGAAAATAGGACTAAGGGTTTTGTGGAGTTTGGTTTGCTCAATAACTATCCCGAATACATTTTGAGCCTTTACAATGAAAGTCCAAAACACGGTGCTATTGTACGAGGCAAAGCTGGTTATATTTTAGGTAAAGGTTTTGCTGACGATGCCGGTAAATTAAAGGCAAACGAGCAGGGCGAAACGTGGAACGAGATTGCAGAAAAAGCAATCCTTGACGATGAGATTCATGCGGGTTACTATCTGCAAATCGTTTACAATAAGTTAGGCAAAATTGCCAGCGTTTTTCACATCCCTTTTAAGAATTGCAGAATCAGCGTATGCGGTGCAAAGGTGTATGTAAAAAAGGATTGGAACGATAACAAAGAAAAGGTGCGCGAATATCCGGTGTTTGATCCATCAACGCCGAATGAAACACAAATCTTTGTTTACAAACAATACAACCCACAGGCCAGCTACTATCCTATTCCTGGTTATCAACAAGCGTTAAATTATATTGAAAGCGATGTTCAAATAGGCCGCCACATTTTAGGCAATGCCAATCAAGGTTTTGTCGGTAGCACGTTAATCAATTTGAACAACGGCAACCCACCGGATGAGGATGCGAAGGAAGAGATTGAAAAGGCGGTTTTAAAGAAGTTCACGGGAGCCGATGGCCGCCGCACGGTTATAATGTTCAACAACAGCAAAGAAAACAGTGCTGACATTGTACCGCTGGGGCAGTCGATTTTAACGAAGGAAGATTTTACGAACATCAATAATTTAGTTCAGCAAGAGATTTTCGCTGGCCATCAAATTACATCGCCATCTTTATTCGGAATTAAGACAGAGGGGCAGTTAGGCGGTCGTAATGAAATCCGCGAAGCATACGAGATTTTCAACAATACCTATGTGGCCAAAAGGCAAATGATACATGACATGAACTTCACATGGTTGAAGTCATACACAGCACAGCCGATTGAAATGGTAATTGTACCAGTCGAGCCGTTAGGGTTTGAGTTTAGTGAAGCGATTGTTTCGCAGAATTTGACAAAGGATGAGATTCGCGAATTGATGGGTAGGGAAGAAGCAGAAGAAACAACCAAAACAGCGGCTCAAATAATTAACGATAATATTAACGCACTTTCTCCAGCGGTAGCGGCTAAGGTACTTGAGGCAATGAGTGCGGATGAAATAAGAAGTTTAGCAGGGTTGGTGCCAGCTGGTGGCGTTGTTGGAAGTATGCCAGCACCGGCCGAAGCGGAAGCACAACTAAATAGCAACCTCGTTAATTTAAGCGGCCGCCAACAACAGCAACTTATGAGGATTGTGCGTTTGTTTTCTCAAGGTAAACTAACTAAGCAACAAGCTGCAATACAGCTACAAGCGTTTGGGTTTACCGATGACCAAATAAACCAATACTTAGGACTTGACGATGATCCGACCACTGACGATTTAAAATTCAGTTCGCAAACAGAAGATGAAATATTGTTAGCAGAGTTTGCCGCGTGTGGGTGTGATGTAAATGAATTTGAGGTTGTGCATAGTGAGCCAGCAACAGAAGCGATGTACTTTGCTGAACAAGTTGATTTGACGCAATTACAGGCGAATGTGATGGACTTAATCAGTAAGGACAAACGTATAACGCCAGATGTTTTAGCGGATGTGTTGGGCGTTGAATTACGCAGCGTGAACGCTGTATTGAAAGCCATCGAGAAAGCAGGGTTAATATCTGTTTCAACACAGCAAGAGGGCGCGGACACAATCATAGAAAGAAAGTTAGTACAACCCTTGTCAAAGATTACAGATCAAAAGCCATCCGTTACACAAGTGTTAGTTCGCTATTCATACGAAGGGCCACAAGATGACAGAAACCGCCCATTTTGCGCGCGATTATTAGAATTGAATAAAATATACAGCCGCGTAGATATTGAGAATATAAGCAAGCGTTTGGGGTATTCTGTATGGGATAGACGCGGCGGTTGGTTTACATTACCGAACGGCGAACACAGACCATTTTGCAGACACACTTGGAAAGCTAACATTGTAATAAGAAAGAAATGAGCAACAACGTATTATTCATAACTGAAAAGACTTTAAAGGCGCGGCTCCCGATGTCGGCGGCCATAGATTTTACAGCCGTAAAGCCGTTCATAAAGTTAGCGCAAGATCAACAAGTGCAGCCTATTTTGGGAAGCGGTTTGTATTTACGTTTGCAAGAAGGCATCGTTGCAAACAATTTGAACGCCGATGAATTAGATTTGTTAAACGATTACGTTACTGATACTATCATTTGGTTCACAATGGCCATGCTACCTATTGGCATGGGTTACCAATTATTTAGCAAAGGTTTCTTACAAAAGAGTGCTGAAGAAAGCAACACGCCAAGCCGAGGGGATTTGGAACTACTTGAGGAACGCTACAAAAAGCATGGCGAATATTATGCAACCCGCATGATTAAGTACCTACAAGAAAACTACCAAAAGCACTACACTTATTTAAACCCTGGTAGTGGTGTTGATGTAATCTTTCCAGTTACCCGCGCTTATACATCGCCAATATTTTTGGGCAGATACTTCAAGCCAGAAGATGGTAAACAATACGGCAACGGTGGCAGCGATGCAAACGCATTGCCAATATACTACACAGCGGCAGCCGGTATAAGCACGTTTACAATACCACAATTAGTTGGGCGCGTTGTGTTGGCTTGTACTCGTTCGG